TCTGTATTACCAATTATTATATTAGATATAAATGAAAAATATAAAGAAAAAAAGAGAACGTCTTTCAAGAAGTTACTACAAGAGGCGCGAATGTTCTCAAAATATCCGATGAAAATTGAGAACTTCTCATTGAAAATAATCAAACATTTTGTGGTATACTTGGCAATGTGTATATTCAACTTATAAGTTATTATTGTGTTTTAGAAAAAGGGTTAAATCACGGTTTTCTTCTCAATTTGGTAAAAGTAGTTACAGTAGAATAAAATTGTTTTTATTTTTATTTTTATTTTTTACGTGACCCACCATATATTTTTTCGAAATTTTTTCCCCGACGTTTGCCTTTAATCCACACGATAAAATCATCAATATTATCTTCTTTATCCATCGGTAATCCATCAAGTTGCGGTTGACCTCTAGCATCCACTTTGGACGATATTTCTGATTGACCAAAATCAATAATACCTACTTTATATTGATCTTCTAATTTCTTGTTATCAACTCCGGGTTGCTTAATAAAAAATATATTTTGTCGATGGGTTGAGGTATCATTGTGATAAAATCCTTTCATTTGCAATTCTTCAAACAACCTGTATATTCGGTCGCGCCACTTTATCGCAAAATTAGGATTTTTAATCATTATATTTGCAATATCATTAGGTTCAACTGCTTCTAAATATTTCATCTCTAATATGGTTCTCATATTGAATGTTTTATGTGTTAATTTTGGAATTACGAAAAATGGTTTAAGTTGTTCCATTTCAGTTCGGTTTCTGTTAAATCTTCGTGGATTTAACCTAATTCGTGTATTACGTACACTACCCACTGATTTGTGGGTTACCCATTTATTGAGTTTACTGACTGATGGGTAGGTTCGGGTTCTGTGCGCATTACGATTGCCTTGTGATTTGTGGTTCATCCGTTTACTGCGGGTTCTTAATGATAATGCGTTATTGTTTCTTGATGTATTGCGGTTTATTTTTATAGGGTGTAATAAACGATATGCCTCTTGTTGCATAATTATCTCTTTTGCAACAGATAAAATGGATTGATTGATATCTATAGTGTTATCATATGTATATATTTTACGTATCTTGTCACCTTTACTATAAACACTCATTGCTGGTGCATTAAAATCATTGTACACAGATACTAGACGTCCTTTGACAGTTGGTGGTTTTCCTACAATTAACTTCCAACCATCGTTATCTTGTTCTTCGGGAGGAACATCTTTGTTGAGTCCTTCTATTATTGAATCATATATGACTCTAAATTTACTCTGCATTTCTGGTTTCCATCCACATTTTTCGGCCATTTTCGTTAAATAATCATCAACTGTTATTTCATTATCATTCATAAAGATGGATTGGCTGTTATCATGCATATCATCGTCATTAAATCCACTCGATGTATCTATAGTAAGAGAAAGAAAAGGAGGAGGAGGAGGACGAGGAGGACGAGGAGGAAGTGGTTGTAAAGATTGCAGAGGAGGAAGGGGGAGATGAGAAGGAAAAAACTCACCCATACGATATAATATATAATAATATATATTATTATATAATAATTGTTCCAGCTCTTCCGGCGTATTCGCTCCAGAAATAAAATAGTATCAATGACAGTCCAAGAATTATCTTTTATCAATTTCACAATATCGGTCAAATAGTATTCATTTTGCGAATTATTATTTGAGAGTAATTGAATGAACCGTTTAAGGAGAGAATCATCTATATAATAAATACCCCCATTGAAAACTTTCACCTTTCGTTGACTTTCAGAACAATCCTTTTCTTCAATCATTCATATAGGGTTCTCGAATTAGGCAGTTAAAATATTACACGAACATTGAGAACATTTCATGAAATCCTGTTATGAGTGGTGTATCGCTATTTAGAATGAGAACTTTATCTGTGTTATCATATTCTTCCAAACAACAACTTATTACATGACCTGTTCCTAACGGTTTATCTTGTCTTATAAATATTATGCTAAAAATCTATGTCTTACATTATAAACTCATTTGCTAAATTTCGACTACCATTTTTTTCCATACCTCGAAAAAATTATCATAACAAGGACCCCACCCTCCGGATTCTACATAATCTACATAAAAATTATTTTTTTTCAATATATCATCAATATAATTCTTCTTCTCTATATCCCAATAATCATTTTCCATAATAATCAAATTTATATTGTTTAATAATTCGGGCATATCCATTAAAATATAATAAAAAGCACCTTCGCAATCCAATACTAATGTATCAAATTCAGTATTATATTTCTCTTTCAATTCACTAAATGTAATAGTATTAACCCAGTTAAATTCAGGGAATAAAACATCACTTTCGATAGTTTCCCACCCTTTTTGAATTAATTTTCTAATTGATAATGCCGAATTTTCTATTTTAAAATGAACACTATTTGCATCTCTATTTTCTTCTAATTGTTTTGCTATATTCATATCACATTCTAATGTAACAAGATTATTGCTATTTTGTAAAATAGAAGCTATAACTAATGTATTTCTTCCTACATTTCCACCAATTTCCAACACTTTTTCATTGCCAGTTAAATATCTAACTACCATTTTTTGTTCTGGCAATTCTTCATTAAAACTACCATATTTTATATGTAATTTCGATTGTATATTTTTTAATTTTTCGTTAATATCATTTTCATTTATAGTAGTTATTGTATTATCTATTGTATTTATTTTTATTTGTGTATGATTATCATATTCGAATACATCATCATTATGCTTTATAATTATGTTTTTTACAATTCCATATAAAGGGTCTGTAAAAAATTTTTCTCTAATATGGTCATTCATAGGAATATTAATAATATTATTATTTGTCAATTTTGATAAACAAATATCTGTCACATCAATTGAATTATCTGTAACTCCATAATATATTTTCATTAATATATTATATCATATATATAATTTTTAGACCCTTAACTACCTATATCAAGAAGTTTTATACAATTCTCAAATTTTGAATACCATTTGTAATATAGGATAATATATCTGAATTTTCAATATATTCTCCATTTATTTCCACCACAGAATTCCACGTATATATGAGACATTCCGTATTACATTCTAATTTCGGCGAATAATTGACGAGTTTACTCCCACCTATGAGTGCAGCTAAAATCGAATACGACGTATATTTGACACCTTGGAAAATCGTCTTACATCGCGATAAAGCAAACATATCCAATACGCTTTCGAAATTCTCGTAACTCTCTGGATTCGAATAATCGAGAACCACGATTTCAACCGGTTTTCCCTCGGCGCTTTCTACTATCATTTCTATTATCGTCTTTTTCCACGCCTCGTCTTCACTTACTACTAAAAAAGCAGGTTCTGGTTCATTTTCAATAATCACTTTTATATCGTCCAATAGGTTCTCAATAATGATACCAAATTCGTCGAGTTTATTCTCGTGTCTTATATCGATTCCACTGGATTTTATTTTATCAGACTTTCTCAAATGAATCCCATATGCCCCTTTGAGAACCGAGGGTAACCTCTCCTCTATTATTGCGGAAGGCCGTATAAGCCCCTTCGCATATTCCCTATATTTCTGGTTGAGTTCGCCGAAATCGATAGGAACCCCATTATCATATAGAAATTGATATACTTTGAATGGGCATAGGGTGGACGATGCATTCTGCGCAATTATTTTACGCCTACATTCTGTTTCCGGAGTAGGCGAAAATGCCGGAATATCGCAGAATAAGCGGAGGTCGTATTGATTCGTACCCCAGTCAAAATATTCTGTATGACCCTTATTGAATTGAATTTTCGGTTCATAGCCGAGATAGTCACATAGAACATGTACACCGATTACATCCAAAAACTTATCACCAAGTCCATTCGCACAGGCGAAAAAGGCTTTTATCGAGGGCGAAGATTGTCCAATAGAATAATTCATATGATATATTTTTCCATTTTGTTTTTTCGAATTCTTCGAATTCTTCGAATAGGGCAATGAGGGGGGTCATATAGAAAATATTTCTATATGACATGATAATAGGGTTGTTTATTTGTTAATCTGATGGTATCTCGCGCATAGGAGCGAAAGGTTTTTCAAATATTTCATAGTAATCGTTTTATTTTCCGGACTCATCTGTTTGACAGGTTCTCGAATTGTATTTATAATTCGCATAATATCATTCTTATTCGCTAAATGGTCTATATCGGCAGAATAGTCTTTTTCGAAAAAGAAGCTAATATCGTCGGCCTCGATTTTTTCCCGATAGACATTATAAACAAAAATATACCATGCTTTGATAATACAGGTGGGGTTCGCTTTTCGGAAAAATTCGAAGGATGTTTTCGACGTTTTCAGGTCTTGGTTTTCGGGAAATGTAGTTATAATATCTTCTACGAATTCGAAAAAGTGGTTATTAAATCCTTTCAAAATAGTCGATTTATCCATATTGTCCTATAGGATTATCTATTTTCTTTTTTATTTTCTTTTTTACGTATTATGTATTTCCTATATGCCTAAAATAGGAGGGCGATTTTGTGGAACATCGGTATTTCTCTGTTTTTGTAGGTTCTCAATTGTCGCACTCTCATCCAATTTATCCGGCTTATAAGTATCCTCTGGAGTAGGAATCTTATAGGACATATCATGGGATGCGGATACATAGTTATAAAGGGGTCTACTATTACTCGATGCCTTGGCACCTAGGTCTTCCGGTGTCATATCGTATGAAGTGAATTTTTCAGATACAATATTCGAATTCGATGCGGCGGACCCAATGACATATCCCATAGGTTCTCCATTATACTCGGCCATAGCCGATGTGCGGGTTTGGGGTTTCAAATAGGTGACGATTTCCCCGCCGAAAATGGCGCGGTAATTATCTTTGACTACGAGGAGTGCAGGGACACTATGGACATTGGGGGGTAAAATGGCGCGTTTACCGTTTTCCAATTCGATCTGATATTGGCCACTGACGGGGTCTTTAAATCGGCGGTCGATAGATACACATGCCATTTTATCTATGAGACTATTCTCGCGAATAAATTCGAGAACCATTTTTGAATTAGGGCAGAGATTACTATAATATAAAATATCCATGGGATATATTATATTTATGGAATTCGATGTTATGTGAAAAACGAGAGAAAGGGAAAGAGGGAGATTTATGTGGAATGAATACACATAGAATATAATAGCCGATTCTGGAAATAGAAAATGAAATATCCTAAAGCCACGAAAAACATGGATACGAAATAACTACTATCCTTCTTCTTGGAAATTCCGATTAAAAGCATAACGATAATTGAGATAAATAGAAATACAAATCCTATAACAGATAGATAATAAAACCACCAACAATATTGTTTATTTAAGGGTGTAAAGAGTTGTCCGAAATTATCCATTGATATATATACTATAGGACATATATTTATTATACTTCAATCGCTTTTTTTTTGCGACTATCGCCGACAGAACCGCCTGCACCGCCACCGCCGCCACAAATAGACATGAAATTCGATTCTTTTAAAGATTCATCGACGTATAGTTTACGTAAACGTTCATTTAGTTCTGAAATACATGCGACTTCTTCTCCATTTGGTAAATTTCCAAATCCTAATGCATCAATCATATTTTTTTCTTTTTCTTTTTCTTCTGCCGTCATATCTTCTCTATTTGCGCGTTTTTCTTCTATTTCCAATCTACGTTCTCCTAATCCAAAAGTACCTATTTGTACTTTTGTTCCTATATCAACATTTAATGTATTCAATGTCGTTTGTAATTCGTGATTAAATTTTACAATTTGTTCTAATGATGTATTCATTGTTTGTATTCCTTCTCGCATTCTCAATCCGCCACCTTCATTGACATCATCATCTACAATTTTCAAAAGATCATTCATTTTGAATTCGAAAGGAGTGAGAGTCGTTCCTATATCAAAAATGCGTTGTTGTTTTCTACGTTTGAAATCCCCATAATTTTTAATAACACTACGGAAAGACATGGCTAAGCATCCTAACGAACCAACCGTTTTATATTTTGTACAAGCAAAGTTTAATCCTGCATATGTAGAAAGGAATGCGATTTTTATATTAGACCCCGTTTTGCCATCTGCTAATTGAAGCATTATATCAGATAAAGCGACTTTTGATATCATTTGATGCATCAAAAGTCTTACCCAAAAAACATTATTTGTCACTTTGCTACCAATTTTAGATAATTCGCACCACCGTTTTGCCATATCTGCTCCCACATATGCATTTTTTGCATCTACATAACATTTTGTATAATCGTCTGTGATTTGTTTTTCAATAAAAGGGACAGAAGTACTTAGATTTGGGTCATTTAATAATTCTTCGGTTTTAATTGCCGACTCCAGATATGCTCCTTTTTCGAAAAAAGTGTCGACATATCTCAATTTCGTAACATTTGCAATATTCGCAGAAGTCGTAGGTATCGACGTAGTATTCGTCGTAGTTGCAGTTTGCATATTATATTGTGCATTTTTAAATGCCTCTAATTTCGATTTGAAAATTTTCTCTTTCTCAGTATCTACAATTGTATTATTTCGCCGGATTTCTTCTATATTAATAGGGTCAAATCCAAAATTTTGAGATGTTAATAATAGTAAATATAAAAATAATACAAACATCACTACTATTTGACCATAATCGCCCCTCGTTTTATTTGCTTTTTCTAATGTTTGATATAAATATAATCCAATCAAATAGAAATAATAGAAATAGATGACAGAATCGATTGTTTTTTGGTCCAAAAAAAATCCATTTTCCGATTCTATATGTGCAAAAGATGCCAATATAGTAAATAAATTATCGCGGATAGAATTCGCATGAGCCTCTAAAAATAATTCTTGGTTCACTGGTCTTATAGCAATTGTTTCTTCTTTGATTTTTTCAAATCCGGCGATACCTTTCGCGATTTCATCCCTTAATCGGTAATTGGCTTGGTCGAGAATAAAGCCGGATACTTTGCTCCTAGCTTGTGTCTCAATTTGCGCCATTTCTTCATCGTTTATACGTAGGTTTTCTTTATTATCTTCTAATTTTTGTGCCATAGATTTTGAAGTTATATCGGGGTTTTCATCCCGAGTAGTCAAACTTATTTCTGTTTTTCTCGCGAATAATTTGCGTTTTAAAATCATAACCGTCTCCTCTAATTTTTCATCAAAAATTGTTTTTAATTTTTCTAAAATAAAATCCCTCATTAATTTGCGGAATTTGATAACCTGTTTACTACCTATAAATTTTTCATGAATAATAATCCCATTGAATTTCGCCAATTCAGATAATAATTGGTCCATTTCTAGGTTAGGTTCCATTACATTCGCTCTATCGGGAATATTAATTGCATTGATTTTAACTGGGTCCCGATTGAAAATACCCTCCGTCGCTTGTGCCTTAGGAAAAACAAATTCACTTTCTTCCGTATTTGTTATACGTTGCATAATAGATAATAAACCGATACTCGCAATTCCGGCAGTCATACCATTTGTAATAGATGTAGATAACATACCCGATGACGCCAATGTATCAATTGTACTACTTCCTATAAGAGAATAATTATTACATATTGGAGTTTCTAAAACCTGAATACAACTATCATATATGAATGGTGCAAAGAGAGAACAACCAACCGTAGATAGTACAGCTCCTCCGCCAACCATTATACTTGACCCCATTTTTCCCCAAAAACTACGATTAATAAAGGATAGAAAATCGGATTGTTTATATAAATATTTTTTTGTTCCACCTAATGTTTTATTTTTATTTCGTGTATTTCTATTTGACATTTGTGGTATAAGTGGTACACTATTGCTGATTAAAACACCTTTATTATTTATTTTGTCCAATAATCGGGTTTTCCTATTTTTTTTGATAGACCCCCTGCTACTTGATGCTAATGGTACAAAATTATGTTTTGCGGCACGTTTTAAATGGTATGCAAAACATAGCAAATAGTCATATGTGGCATATAATTCGACTATTTCATGGAATCGTTGATATAAATAGGCATAATAATAATTAATATCTTCTATTTTTATTTTTTCCAATTTTTTATCGGATATATCTTTATCTAAATAGTGGATAAATACTTCGTCTATTTTTTCGAATTTTGTACCGAATGCAATAGCCATTTCGTTTTTTACCGTGAATTCGATGAATAATGCGGTTTTAATTGGGTCTTCGAATGTATCCTGTTGTATAATGTCCAATAGATTGGTTATTTGCATTTCACTCTGTTTTTTTGTTCGTCGAGAAAGACCCAATATATTAAATGGTCCTCTTACCCCTGACAATCCTCTCAATCCTCTCAATCCTTTCTTTAAAGTAGATGTCATATATAATATATAAATATTATATAGGACAATGGCTTGTTATGCCTTCGAGAAAAGGGAATATCAAGATCCAATTTTCATTTCCCTAAATGCGACGTATATTATTTACACAGAAGGCAATCAAGAAAGATGGGCGAATATTGAGAACCAATTAG